GGCGGACCAGCTCGGGTCCGTTCTCCCCGATGACGTTCCAGCCGGGGCTCAGTGCACCGCCCCGTGCCAGCGTCGGCAGCTTCGGGAAACTGAACGCCTTGCCGCCGAGCTTCGGCACCCAATCGGGAATCGTGAGAGTGAACGACCCGACGGTGTTGTTCCACGCGTTCGCCAGCCCGTTGAACGCGGACTTACCCGCACCCACGAGCCCGTCAAAGGCGTTGCTCAGCGCGCTGGTCACCTTGCCGGGCAGGCCCTTCACCCAATCCACCATGGATTGCAGCCGGTTCACCACCGCATCCTTCGCCCGGCCGGCGCTGCTGGTGATGCCGCCCCACAGCCGGGCAGCGACAGCCGCGACCTTGCCGGGCAACCCGGTCAGGAACCCGACCACATCGTTGAACCGGGCAACGATCCAGTCTTTCACTGCGCTGGTGGCGGCGGTGATGCCGTGCCACAGCCCTACCGCTACACGGGCAATCTTGCCGGGTAGTTCGGTGACCACCCATGCGATCGCGTGGAACGCGCCCACCACAACGTCTCTCATGGACAGCACCGCGCCCTTGATGAACGCCCACACGAGATCGACGGCGGCGCGGAACCAGTCCACCTTTTTGTAGAGCACCACGAACAGGACCACGAGTCCGATGACGGCGGCGATGATCAGAACCAGCGGGTTGGCGAACAGGACAGCGTTGTAGAGCGCAGTGACTGCGGTGGCGATCCGTAGAATCCCGATGAACGTTCCGAGCGCGGCGAGCAGTGGGAGCAGTACCGCGGTCACCTTCCCGATGGTGTCTGAGTGGTCACCGAACCACTTGAACATGTTCACGATCGCGGGTAGCACCTTGTCCACCAGGACCGGGACGACCTTCGTGGAGAAGAAATCCATCAGCTTGTTGAGCGTGGGCATCAGCGCCGTGCCGATGGACTCTTTGAAGTTGGCCCACGCGACCGCGGCGCGTTCGGCCGGCGTGGCCGCGGCCTTCGCTGCGCCGCCGAACTCGGTTTGCAGTTCCTTCAGGATGATTTTCTGCGCGTCCATCGTCTTACCGGACTTGACCAGCGCCTTAATCTGCGCCTTCTGCTGCGCGGTGAACGACACACCCACCTTCGATAGGGCGCTGACACCCTTCACCGGGTCATTCAGCGCCTTGCCGACTTGGATGGACGCGCCCTTCATGTCGGTGCCCAGAGCAACGGACATGTCCGCGACTGTCTTGGTCGCTTGGTTGAAAATGTCGTTGTTCTGGCCGACCCCGTTCTTCACGTTCGTGAACGTCAGCAGCAGGTTTTCAGCAGCCTGCACAGCCTCGTCGTCAATCGCGGCGTAGTTGCTGACCTCGGTGGCCAGGTCGCCGACCTGAGTGGCCGAGACACCGGCCGCTGCCCCGGTGGACTTGAGTACGGTGGCGGTCAGCGCGTTGACCTTGATGGACTCTTTCGCCTCGTCCATCGAGGCGCCAAAGAAATCCTTGACCTTCGACACGGCGAACACTCCACCGGCCAGCCCCGCCAACGACTTGAACCCGCCGCCGAACCCGGCGGACAGCTTCTTGCCGCCTTGCTTCCCGGCCTTGTCGGCGGCGTCGGTCACCGACGGGACGACCTTGCGGTGGACCTCATCGGTGACGCCCTTCGCCGATACCGTCAGGTTCACGTACGCGGTGGCCAGCTCGATCGCCATACAGGCGTAGCCCCTTCCCGGGTCAGGTGGTGTCGTGGCCGCGTGCCTGCAAGGCCGCGTAGATATCGGACTGGGACCGGCCCCCGCCGTACCGCACGGGCCGCGCGTCGTTGGGTCGCGGGTAGGCGCTGGTCCTGCTGGCGCGTTTGGAGTTGGCGCGGATGAACACGTCGAGCAGGTCGGCGAGGATCCACGCCTCGGGCGACCACGGACGCGACCACCCGGCCATCGCGGCGGCGACATGGGAGGTCGGGTCGTTCGTGAGGCTGGTCAACAGGTGGCAGAACTCCCACCAGTCGGGGGCGGTGTCGGTCACCTCGCGCAGCGGCAGGCCGAACCTGTGGCGCCAGTCGTACACGAACGCTGACGTGTGGTCGTCCACAAGCTGGACCGCCGCCACTATTCCCCCAAGCGGACCCCGGAGTGTTTCTGCCAGTCGTTCACCATGGCGCGTAGGTCGAGCATCGCCATGTCGTCCACCGCGGCCAGCGTCTCGGGCGACGCGACCTCTTCGAGCAGCGCATAGAACGCGTCGGCCTCGTCCATGCTGCGGATACGGCGGATGAGTCCCGACTTGAGCATCGCGAACGACGGGAGGGTGTAGTCGGCGCCGTTGTGGGTGAACACGAAATCGGCGCGGCTCGGTTCAGCCGGCGCCGCCGCTGCTCTCTTGCGCGGCGCCGACTTGGGCGGTGTTGCCTTGCGGGACGTGGGCATGGGTTACGGCGCCGGGACAGCGACCAGCGAGCTGTAGAACTTCTTCAACGAGTAGCCGCCGCTCGGGTAGCAGGCGATGGTGACCTCGTAGCCGACCGGCTCACCGCTGGCGTACACCTGATCTCCGACCTCCATCACTTCACCGGACGGCACGTAGCTGCGGATGAAGTCGTCCCCATCGATCAGGTCCACAATGAACCGCTTCCGGCCACCGGTCGCGGCGGGCACGATCGCGATGGATCCGTCGGTGGTGTCCACGGTGGCGCCGTAGTAGAGCTCTACGGTCTCCAACTTCGTCTCGATCAGGACGAATTGCAGCGTGACCCCGGCCTCGGTGATGACCTCGCGCACCGTGTCGGCGTTCTGCCACGCCTTTATTTTGTCGCTGCTGCGGTCGCGGGTCTCGGTGACGCCATCCTCCCCGACGTAACCGAGGTCGGTGTAGGCAACACCCATCGCCGCGTCGGCGTCGAGCGGGGCCGGTGCGGTCAGGTTGCCGACAGCAACGACGCCTGTCACTGCGACCCGGACGTTATCTGACACGAGTGCCATGAGGGTTTTCCTTTCGTGGGGGTCGAGGGTTAGGCGGCGGCGCCGCGTAGATGGACCTCGAAAGTTTGGGTGTAGCGGTACTGGGTGGTGACCGGATCGGGCAGGTTCTGCGGTCCACCGATCTCGCGGACCTTGTAGACCGTGACGGCGGCGACGTTGCCGGGGGCGGCGTTGAGGACCGCGCGGCACATCTGCGCCAGCGATGACGCGGCGGACTCCCGCGCCGCGAACGACTCCACCGTGATCAACGCCGCGTCGGTGACGACGCTGTGCCGGGCACCGCCGGTACGCATCAACCGGACGAACATCGCGGGGCGTTTCGAGGGCACCGACGTCACCACCGGCACCGTGACACCCTTGGCTGCAAGGGCAGCGGCGAGCCACTGACACAGCACCTGCTCTGCGTCGGGGAACAACACCACGTCCACTAGCCGCGGCCGGCGTCGATCGCGCGGGTGAGGGTGCGGTCAGACGCCTCCGCGCGGCGCGCCTCGGGGGTCTGCGTGTAGACCCGTGACCGGGCACGGTTACGGCCGACGTAGGACTCGGCCACCATGCCGGGGCCAGCCGCGGCGGCGATCCGCTCCGCGCGGCGGGCGAGGTCTGCCTGCACGCCGGGGCACTTCAGCAACTCCCGGACACCGGCGCGGTTCAACACAATGCGGGCGCTCTTGGCCATGACGGGGCGTTCCTTCCTAGCCGGTCACGATGCTCAGCGAAATTTCCAGGTGGTCCAGGACCCCGGTCTCATAGCGGCGGACGGATCCCTCAATCTCGAACGTGGTCCCGCCGTACCTGATCCGGTCGGTGTCGGCGATATCGGCGTCGGCCGGCGCGAACAGCAGCGCCACCGTGGTGACCGAAATCGCCCGGTTGATCTCGTCCTCGGAACCGGTGACCGGCTGCACCGAACAACCCGTCACGGTGTGGCTGGTGGTGTGGTCCCAGTCGCGGACCGACGTGCCGTGGTCATCGAGCCACGCGGGGCGGACCACCGCGATGGTTTGGGTAGCGAATGACGGCAGACTCACGGCGCGGGCCACAGCCGGTAATGCATGTCGAGGATGATTTTCTCGCTGGCTGTCATGTAGTTGGCGACGGCAGCCTGACCCGAAAGCAGCCCGCCGTACTGGCGGGTGACACCACCCGCGGTTTCAGAGGTGACGCTGGCGAACTGCGCCGGTAGCCGGGTTGCCATCTGCACCGTGAGGGCGCGCAGCACCTCGGGCACGGTGTCGAAACCGTGAGTGAATTCGACTGTGACCGTTCCGAGCCCACGCGGCCAGCAGCCGCAGGACCGCTCCACCAGCCCGACCGTTGACCACGACAGGTCGTCGGGATCCACCACCGAGTCGTCGGCGGTGTAGGTCACGTAAGCAACGTCGGTCAGGTGCAGCGTCGGTAGGCGCAGCGTGCGCCCGCCGAACGTGTCGAGCGTGGCCGCGTCGATGATCGACGGTGCGATGTGCCAGCCGCAATACGCCCGTATCCACGCGGTGGAGTAGGCGAGTTGGGTGTCGGTGTCCAGCTCCAACCCGAGGTCGTCGGCGAACAGGGCTGGCACATCGGCGTTCATCGGCTGTCAGCCTCGCGGGCCTTGTTCAGCGGTGTGGCGGACTTCGCCGCGGCCTTCCGCGGTTCGGCCGGCGTAGCAGCCGCGCCGTACCGGTCGGCGGTTTCCTTGTCGAGCCGCAACGTGTGCGGCAGCCCACCGATCATCACGGTGTATTCCTTCAAGCGTCGTTCAGCCATCGCCTTGAATCCCTTTCGCTGTGGGGTTTCCGTGGAGACGGGCCGGGTGGGAGGCACGGAGGCACACCCCCACCCGACCCGTTCAGATTCAGCCCAACGTGACGTCAACGAACCCGGCCGGGTACCGCACCGCGAGAGCGATGCGCTCCTCGGCGCGGGTCGTGACAAGGTTGGAAATGAAGTCGGACGCGTGACTATTGGTCGATTCGACCCGCACGCCGCCCTTGCGGTACACGGTCGCGCCTTGGCTGAACGCGCCCACGAGGACCGTTCCCGCGACGATCGCGGGAGTGATGACGGTGCGCATACCCCACACCGGGGGCTGCATCGTCATCGTGCCGTTGCCGTACTGGCCGGTGAAGAATCCGCCGCCGAAATACTGCTCGTTGGCGTCCCGGCTCAGCCGCAGGTCCTGATAGTCAAGCGGGTTGATGACGATCCCGTCGGCGTCCAGGCCGGAGCCGGTGGACACCTTCGTGATGGCACGGAAAATCGCGTCGGCGTTGTCGTCGCCGCCGGTGCTGGCCTCGGTCTGTACCCCGACACGTTCCAGCAGGCCGAGCAGGGTCGAACCGGTGCCCGGACCGTAGAGCAACTGCTGCTCCTCGAACCGCCCCAGCTCGTACAACAGACGGTTGTTGATCTCACTCACGTAGAACGCGAGATCCTCAATCATCTCGTCGGTAAACTTGATCCAGCCTGCAATCTTCTTGAGCTGGTCCACCATGATGATCGGGTCAACGATGTGGATCTGCGGCTTCAGCCCGCCCTCCGCGACGGCGGCGAACCCGCCCTCGATCGCGGACTCCACAAAGTAGGAGATCGCGTTACCGCTCAGCGTCCCCTGCCCGAGCAGGTCGGCCACCACGAGCCGGGGACGGACCCCGGTCACGATGGTGGTATCGAACTGCGTCAGGACCGGTGTCTGAAAGACACCGTTCGCGCCGACCACCTGAGTGTCGCCCGCGGCCTTCACCCATTCAGGGGCGGACACGGTGGCACCGGAGATCCCGCGCATATCCTTCAGGCGCTGGCCGGCGTGCTTGATGAAGTGGTCACCCAAGGTGCGGGCAAACGTCTCGTCGGCCTCGGTCACGCCGTCACCCTTGACCAGCGCGCGGCCCATCGAGCCCAACGACTTGACCAGTTCGGCGGACTTGTCGGCCGCGGCGATCTGCACGTCGAGCGCCTTCACCTCGGCGACGTGCGCCTCCACCGTTGCGGTCTCCTCCGGTGTGAGGTCACGATCCTTTGCTCCTTCGACTACTGCGTGCGCTGCCGCCAGTTCCGCGGCCCGCTTCTCCTTGAGGTTCACGACGGAACCCCTTCCTGCCTCACGCGAGGCTGAGAATTGAGAGGGTCACCAGGGCTTTCGCGGACGGGTTGGGGTTGGGCTCCTCCGACTTGACAGCGGGGCTGTCCTCGTCGTTGGCCGGACCTGTACCGGTGGCTTTTTCCTGATCGTTTTCGTTGCCTAGGGCAGCGAGCACCGAGCCGATGGCTGCGTGTGCTGCGCGTAGTTCGCCCTCGTTCTTGGCCGAGAGGACCCGGCCAGCTTTGAGCCCCGCCACCAGCGTTTTCACGGCGAGGATTTCGGTCTCGGCGTTGGCGCCGACCGGCACGACGGAAACCTCGTACAGCTTCACGCCGCGCAGTTCGTAGAAGTGCTCATCGCCCGCGCCGTTGTCGGCGGGGCGGGTCTGTTCGCCGCCGTCGGTGACGTCGTACGCGAACGACATTTGATTGACGCGGCGCCCCTTCAACAGCCGGTACGTCTGCGCCGCCTTCGGGGTGTCCAGGTCAAGCTGCGCCGTCACCAGCAGCCCGTGGTCGTCCTGCTCGGCGGTCAGGACTTCGCCGATGTTGTAGTCGGGGTCAGCCATGTTGTGGCCCCACAACAGCGGAATCGGCGCATCGCTGTCGGCCCACTCCGCCAACGTCTGGTCGAACGCGCCCGGCATCAGCACATCGCCGTAAGAATCCTTGTTCCCGAACACCGCCGCGTAGGCGGTGAACTGGCCCACGTCCAGCCCGTCATCGGGTCCGGCCTTGATCTTCACGGAAAGGTCTTTGATCTTCACGAGCCCTCCCGGGCGATGTTTTGTTGTGTGGCGCGTGACGCGGGCGCGACCGGACACCCCGCCCCCCGCGGTGGGGGTGGGGTATCCGGTGCGTTATGGGGTGTGGCCGGCGGTCAGTCCACGGTGACGGAGACGGTGCAGTTGCACCCGGCAACTTCGTCGGCCGGTCCGTACGCGCCGGGCCAGTCGAGCCCGTTGCTGAACTGGTCCTCGATGCCGACCGTTTCGCCGCTCATCGACGCATGCTCGGGGCGCGGGTTGCGCCCCGTCTCCCACGTCTTACTAGCCGTCGCGGCACCGACCTGTTTGGCTGCCTCAACGGTCGCAAACGACGCGGTGTCGGTCACGATGGACGTGGCCGCGGCGGCGGCCCGGGACTCGGCCCTGTCGAACACTGCGGCCGGTGTGGCGTCAGCGTCAGACAGGGCGTCTTTCAGTTGCGCGAACGTGGTCGCGTTGATGTTCGCGGCGCGCCCCTCGGCGACCTTGCGCAGGAACGCGACAGTGCGGTCGGTGTCGTAGTCGCTGGCGTCGTACCCGAGCCCGGCCGCGGCGGCAGGCCCCACCTCGGCGGCGATCCCGGTGGACAGGTCGAACAACTCCTCGGCCAGTTCGCTATCCCACCGGTCAGCGTTCCACCAGCCGTCAGCCTTCGCGCCCAACGCGGGCAACACCGACTTGCGTTGCCGCGCGAAATACGCCAACAGGACCCGTTCCGCCTTCGACTGGTACCGCTGCGGCGCGGGCCGGGTCGCGGCCTTGACCAGCACAGCCGGCGCCGACGCAAGGTTCTGTGTACCGGTGTCGGTCGGGGACGCCTGCCCACCGACCAGCACATTCAGCGGCGTCACCAGTTCGTCGCCGCCCTCGATCTCGGGCAGGTTCTTGCGGGCGCGTGCCTCGTTGCGGGTCAGCCACGGCGCACCGGTCGCGGTGCTCATCACCGACGCCTCCTCGTGGAAGCTGCCGCGGAGTTTCGCGTCCACGTCGGCTTCCACGTACAGCAGGCCGGTGTCGTCCAGGTCGGTGGTCAACATGGCGTTGATGACCTGCTCCCACGCCGCGAACATCGGCCCGAGCGCGTCGCGGTACAGCATCTGCCGGAACGCCTCGACGTTGGAGTAGGTGCCTTGCCGGGCGCCGACCAGCTCGGGCGCGATGTGGAACGCTGCCGCCACCTCGGCGTCGGACAACTGGCGCCCTTGAATGTCGTTCGTGTCTTTCGGGCTGAACGCGTCCACCTTCGCCAGCGTCATCCCGTCTTGCAGCAGCGGGGTGCCGCCTTCAGCGCCGCCGCCCTTCACGTAGCTGCGCCAGCCGGCGAGGAAACGGTCGCGGGCGGTGTCGCTCCACGGACCCGCGGACGCGGGGCGCTGCAACACGACCGGCACCCGGGCTGAGTTGCGCCACACCGAGCGGCGGTACGCGACCGCCTCGGACGACTCTTGCAGGATCGCCGCAAGGGTCCGCATCGGCGACGTGCCGGTCGCCGTCAACGGCGCGTAGCCGTGATCCAGGAGGCAATCCTCGGGGGCAAGTTTCACCTTCGAGTCCACCCACACCGCCGACACGCGGCCGAACCCGTCGGAGTCGAACGTCACCCGGTCCGCTTGCAGGCGCAGCAGTTCCAGCGCGCGGCTGGTCGGGTCGGCCGGCGCCAGCTTCACCACACACCACCGGTCGTACAGCAACCAGTCCACGATGACCGAATGCCAGAACCGGAACGGGATCATGCCCGGCGACGGTGACGCCAGCACCCGCGCCAACGGGTGGTCGGTGACGCGTTGCCGGTCGGTGTCACTCACCCGGCGGTACACCTTCAACGGGGTGGACGCGACCGCGCGGGCCGCGAAATCGACCACCTTGCGCACCGACGGTTGCGACGCCCACACACTGGACGGGTTCACCATCTGCCCGGCGATAGCGTCGCGGAAATCGGTGAACGTCTCCACCGTCGAATCCAGCAGCAGCGGGCCACTGACCGCGCCCGGTCCGTACGTCGGCTGCCGCAGGTCGGTCAACTGCCCGCCCGAGATCACGTTCGGCATCAGGCGACCTGTGTCCACAAGATGCGGTAGCGGTCAATGATCACGTCACCGTCCATGTCGGTCGCCTCGCCTTGCTCGGGAAGCAGGGCGGCGTTTTGCAGCGTCACCGTGCGGTCGGATGCGTAGGCGAGAGTGCCGGTCATGGTGTGATCCTCAAGCTGAACGAGCACGGCGCGGCCTAGGTAGCGGTGAAGGTCATGCGCCACGAACAGTCGCCGCCTCTCGGTTACGCGATGATGAAGTCGGAGTCCTCGTACGCGGACCGCTTGTCCGCTTCGGCTTGTGCGCGCCCGTCGAGCGCCATCACCAGAGCAACCACGGCGTCGATTTTGTCCGCGGCCAACTGCTTGGCTGGCTTCACGTTCCCGGCCGCGTCCATCGCGACCGCGAAATTGTCGACCTGCCACCGCACCGCCGGGTTACCGCCGTGGCGCAGTTTCGGGTCCGCCGCGGTACCGGACAACACCAGCCGCTGCATCTCTTTCGTCGGCGCCGACATGGACGCGAACCCCTGCCCCAGTGGGCGCATGGGCACGTTCTCCCCGGTCAGGTCCGTCACCAGTTGCGTGGCGTTCCACCGGTCATAGGCCACGTCCCGCACATCGAACACGGCGCAGTCGGCGATCACCTGAGACTTGATGAAGTCGTAATCGGTGACGTTGCCCGGTGTCAGCGTCAACCGGCCTTCGCGGACCCACACCGACGCCGACCCCGCGGTGCGTCGGTCCAACGCCTCTAGGCTTTCGGCCGGCGCCCACAGCCGCCACACCGCGTCCACGCCGCCGGACGTGTCCGGGAACACCCACGCCAACGCGCACAGGTCCGAGGTCGAGGCGAGGTCAAGCCCGCCGTACGCGGCGCGGCCCGCCAGCGTTGCCTCGTCCACCAGCCCCGCGTTGCGGTCCCACGCGGCCAGTTCGATGAACCGGGTTTCCTGCTTCGTCCGGATCCCCAGATGCAGCCGCAGGAACTTGGCCAGGTCGGCAGGTGAGCGGCGCGCACGCTCTGCTTCACGGGCGATGGATGACGCGGTAGGGCTCACCCCGTAGCCGGGGTTGGCTGCCTTCCACGTCGCCTCACTGAACGGGTCCGCACCGTCAGCAGCAGCGAACACCACACCGTAGGTGGACGGGGCAACGAACACGCGGCGCGCTAGCTGCTCGATGTAGGTGCGGTTCTTCGCGTAGACGGTGTTGGGTTTGCCGTCGTCGGCGGTGGTGATCTTCACGACCAGCGGCTGCCGGCGCGACCCGGTGCCGGTCTCCAACGCGTCCACGAGATCCGGTGTCTTGTGCAGGTGTAGCTCGTCAATGATCGTGCCGTGCAGGTTCGCGCCGTGTTGGGCTGACGCCGTGGACGACACCACCGCGAAATAGGAACCCGACGCGGGGTGCACGATGCGGTACTGCAACGCCTTCACGTGCCCCTTCAAATCCGGGGCGCTCGCCGCTAGCTGCTTGATCGGCGCGAACACGAACGCCGCTTGCCCCGCTGTCGTCGCCGCCGCGACCACCTCCGCGCCCGGCTCGTTGTCGGCCGCGGTCAGGTACATGGCGATGCCGCCGCACAGCGTCGATTTCCCGTTCTTGCGGGGCACGTCGCAGTACAACTCCCGCACCACCCGCACCCACCGGTCACCGTCGGGGCGGACCCACCCGAACACCGGCGCCAAAATGTAGGCCACCTGCCACGGCGCCGGGGTCAACGGCTGACCCTTCCACTCGCCTTTGGTGTGGCGCAGCATGGAGAACGCCGCCAACACCCGGTCAACGCGGGCCGGGTCGAACCGGGCCGACCGCAACACGCGGCCCGCCTCCGGTGTCTTGATCAACGGCGGGCACGTCGGCAACGCGATGCCGCGCGACAGCAAGTAGTAGGCGACCTCCGGGGACAGCTTCAGCCGGGTCAGCTCAGACTTCGACGGCAGTTCAACGTCAGCCGTTGGACGCGAACGGGTTGGCACCCTCGTCCGTCTCCGCAACGTTCGACGTGACCCGGCTCCGCGCGCTCGGCGTCAACCCGAACTCTTGCGCGAACGTGCGCACCGTGAACGCCGCGTCCCGTTGGATCGCCAGCACCGGGTTACGGACCAGCCCGCCCATGGTTCCCTTGATCAGGATGGACTGCACCGCCAGCACCGCCGACGCCTTGCGGTGATTCACCACCGCTTCGCAGTAACACGCCAGCGAATCACGGTCCGCGGCCTTCGCCAGGCCCATGAATTCCAGGTGCTCCAGCGTGTAATCCCACACCTCGCGCACCTCCGCGGACATGCCAGCCGGCGCGGCTGGCGGGACCGACAACGCGACCGGCTCAGCCTTGTTGAACCGGTTCGCCTTGTCGCCGTCGAGTAGCCGCAACGCTGTCGGCTTCGGAGCGAAACCACGTCGTCCCATGTCGTCCCATCCCTTGGTCGGTTACGGATTCTGGCGAGGCGGTGGCGGCGGGGGCGGCTGCGGCATCGGCAACATGAGCCGCAGTTGATCCACGTGGCGCTGCGTTATGTCGAGGTCGATCCGAAGCTGCGCGACCTCGCGGGTAAGGCGCTGGTTGTCTTCCTGAGAAAGCCGCAAGGTGCCTTGGCTCTCAGCCAACTGGCCCTCAAGCGACGCCACCCGGCTCGCTAACCGGCCCTCCGCGACCTCAAGCCGGACGATCAGTTCGTTGGCCGACGCCAGCAGCGGCGCCGATGCCGTCTTGTCTAGGGCTGCGATCTCCGAGCGGCGCCGCAACAGGTACACGATCAGTTGCACGATGCTTCCGCCGGTGACCAGCGCAACAATCTGCAACGCGAACGCTGACGATGACGTCACCGCCAACGTCACAACGAGCCACCTTCACCGGTCCGCTTGTGCGCCAGCGAACCGAGCATCACAACCCGGCCGGCGCAGCCGACCGTGATCGCCGCATATGCCCCGCCAGCGATGAGCCCGTTAACCCCCAACCCGATGATTACGCCGCCCGCGTACAGAAACGAGCCGGTCGAAACGAACACCAAACCGATCAGTTCGCAGAACGTCCCCAGCCGCACCGTGCCAGCGATCGTCAACACGCCACCGAGAAACAGCAGCAGCCCCAGCACGTGAGCGATGAGCGAGCCACCCGGAATCAACGAGAACGCCCGCGACGCCTCCGACCCCAACGCCAACGTCGCAATACCGATCGGGACCATAGCCGCCGGAACAGTCACCGCCAACGGGCGCAACGCAAACGCAAACTTGAACGACCGATACAACGACATACCCGCGGGCGGATGACGATTAGGCACAACTCCCCCCCTTCAATTCATTGCACAAAGTGACATTTCACGCTGAGTGAGACTGCTAAAGTCGCCTCGCTATGCGCAGGAC